ACGTGTGGTTCGAAGTCTCGCTCTAAACATTCTGTTATGAACCGTGTCTCTGCTATCGCTCCTATTCTTTGTGCGTTTGATGATGGCATCTTATCGTTGTGTTGTTGTCTCCAGTCGTAGTTAACTGTAAGGTCTTGCTTATCATAGACATCTGCGAGGGTAGTGTACATATCATATTCTATCTCTGTCATTAATGTGTCTCCGCCCAGTTGTTACCGATCTTAAACTCACCGTCTAAACGTACGTTCAGCTTCAGTTGCTTACCTGCGTGTTGGATAGATTCAACTGCTAACTTACCAAACGTCTCTGCTTTATCAGGTGTAACCTCTGCTTGGAACTCGTCGTGTATGTTAGCAACGAATGCGTACTCTCTACCGTGTTGCCACCTTAATCCATTCAACAAATGAAACAATTGGATCAGTGCTACTTTCATAACGACTGCACCAGCTGATTGTAATAACATGTTGAGGGCTGCGTGACTACTGCGTATCGGAAGGATGCGTCCGTCTAAACCAATCAACTCTCCACCGTTCTTTACTTTTCGTTGTACATCAGCTTGTAAACGAGCGAGTGCTGGTAGACTACTGAAGAACTTACGCTTTAGTTTCTGTCCAAGCTGTGCGTTACCACCTGCTATGTTACCTATCTTCTCGTCACCTGCTCCGTATAACAAAGCATAGATAAACGTCTTAGCTTGGTCCCTTGTCTCCAGCCCTGCTGCCTGTTGATTGACGGTGTGTACATCTCCTTCAGTAACAATCTTAGCGTACTCACCTCTGTCGTAGAACGCCATGTAGTGGGCAAGCATACGAAGCTCAAGACCAGATGCATCACACCCTACTAACTTGTATCCGTTACGAACTGTGAATAACTCACGACACTCCGATCCGTACTCTGCTCGTACACTAGGTACTTGTGCTACGTTTGGATTGCTGTGTGTACATCTACCAGTAACTGCTCCGTTGGTGTTGACGCTACCGTGGATCACTCCGTTCTTTTGTAGCTTGAGCCACGCTTGTTGACCTTCAGCTAACTGACCAAGTCTTTTCTGTACGAGTAGATACGATAACAAATCCTCTGCTATAGGATGGTCAATACCACGCAGTACAGATTCATCTACCTTATAAGATACTCCGTCGTTCTCAGTAGGCAGTTCATAACCAAGAGCCATCAATCGTTCAGCGATCTGCTTACGACTACCCGGATTGAACGGTATCTCTTTCACTGCGTTGCCTTGTTTCTTAGCATCCTTTACCAGCGTCTGTTTCAAACCACGACTCTTCAGCTCCTGCTTCAGTTCGTTCTTTGTCTTACGTTGGATAACCTCTACACTATCGTCACTTACAATCTGTAGTGTCCAACCAGCTGGACTCTTCATCTCTACCTCTGTAGGTTTCCATTGATTCTGTAAGTCAGTGGTCAGCTTTGCTCGGATACCCATCAGCTTGGCAGTCAGTAAGTCTGCTTTATCCAGATCAAACTTAAACCCATGTCGCTCTTGCAAGCTGATAACAAACCTGAACCAATGTTCTATCGCTATCATCTCTTTGCTTGGCTTGTGCTTGAATAGGAAGTCGTGCAGTAACTGAGTAACGATAACGTCACGCTCACAGTATTTACGCATCTCTTCGTTGTAGTTATTGAACGCTCCGTCTTCCTCTCCGTACGTCAGCTTTGTTGTGCTACCCATACGGTGTCCCCAAGCTTTTAACGAGTGGCTACCAACGAGTGCTTTATCGAATCCGTTCCGTCCAAAGTCATCGTTCCGTAGATCAGGAAACACACAGCGACTAACGACTAATGTATCTAATACTTTAATCAGCGGTGGTGAGAAACCGTACAGCTTCTTCAGTGCTGGTATATCGAAGTCAATGACGTTGTGTCCGACGATACGATCTGCTTTCTGTAGCTCTAACAACCCACGCTCTATACTTTCCCCGTGAAACGTCAGCATCTTAGGGATCATAGGATCGTAGATAGATAGACAGTGGACGGTGTGAAGGTCAGAGTAGGTGGACCAATCGTTAATGGCGTTGGTCTCTATATCAAAGAATAGTGTTCGTGTCATGCTACTTTGCTGTTGGAAATTTCTCATTCGGATAACGAGCGGACCTCCAAAAAATATTCCTTATCATCTTACCCTCTCTCACTGCATTCCATGTTTTAACTAAATAAGCCCTTAAAACTTTAGGTGTAATATTGGTATTATTTAATCTAGTAAGTATAAGTTTATTTCTTAACACAGCTACAGGATCATCCTCACTAAGGTTATTACCCGTCACTAATTTATCCATGAACTCATCAGCTAATTCTGGGTCTTTCAATGAAAATATATAATGAAATGCACACACATGAGACAGAGGTACTAAAGTCTTGCAAGACGGTGTAACAAACCTAGCGACACTCTTTCTTATATTTGGATGCCACTCTAGTAATTGTTGTACCTGAATATTTGTAAGCTGTGTACATACATCCTTTTCGCCCTCGCCAATCTCATTATAGTAATAATGTATAACTCTGAGAGACGAAGATAAAGCTACATAATTCTTTTCTCCTTTTACACATAAGGTATCTCCATTAGATCTTTTCTTTCCTACATCTATAGTGTCAAAGCAATCACTATCTGCTCCTTCTATTACAAATGATTCGAAAGGAGTGTTCGCTAAAACACAGGCAGCTAAACGGTGTTGTCCATCTAATAAAGCATCATCGCTTAGTGTTATTGTTTCTCCGTTAAGCTTCCAATTACCAGCACGCATTTCATCCGCTAATAAATTAACGTGACGAGGAGCTAACGGTCTGTTTCTAGTGTTGAGTTTTAACAGTTGCTTGGCTTGGTGGGGATATATTTTTTTAATTTCTGCTTTCATGTTGGTTTTATTTTTATTGTTAGAACGGGTTATTAGTTTGGTTATCATTGTTATCATTATTTGTTATCGGTTTAAAGACATCAGGAGTATATCGTCCAGTGTCTCCGCTGTAGTAAAGTGTGTCACATTGTCCAGTCATACCGCTAAATCTATTCTTCAGTACTCTGACTCGTGTCTCGTTGCTGATCGTCTCGCTTTGTTGGTTACGCTCTAGTCCTATTACTATATCACTGAGCTGTGCGATTGCTTGGCTACCTCTTAGGTGGTGCAGACTTACTCGTCCTCCCTCTTCGTGTCCACTATCAACACGCTTCAAGTGGCTCACAAGTACCATACCACACCCTGTCTCTTCAACAAGACTCCTAAGTTTAGTCATGGTGTTGTCGATCAAGCGTCGCTCGTCGTCTCCTTGGATACCACTCACAACAATCGATAGGTGGTCCAAGAATATCCACTTACAATCGTACCCCTTCACTAGATACTTTATCTTACCTAGTAAGTTGTCGCTATCCATCGAGCCGAAGTGATCGTAGGTGTAGAAGTTCCCGTTACCTACCGTCTCTTCAAACGCTGGTCGCAGTACCTCCTCACTTGTATCGTCTTCCTCTAGGTGTATAGGTTTGTTTATGTGGATGCCCATGATACCAAGAGCTGTGCGTCGTACACTTTCTTCAAGAGCGATGTATCCTACCTTCTCTCCAAGCTGTAGTATGTGGTGTGCTATCTCTCTGCAGAATAACGACTTACCAATACCACTACCTGCACACACCGTAACAAGTTCGCCTTGTCTCAGTCCAAGTGTCAGCCCGTTCAGTCCGGCATACGGATAAGGTATAGATTTACTGTGTTGCTTATCAGCGATAACATCCCACAACTCCTTACCGTTGACGATACCGTCTGGTCTGTACTCTCGTGCGTCGAACAAGCAACTGACTAACTCCTTTGCTCGTCCAGCTACTAACATATCCGATGGGTCTTTCAGTGGTATCTCTGCGATGTACGCTTTGCCGGGTGTTAACAGGGCTGCACATTCTGCTGCTCCCTTTCGTCCGACATCATCCATATCAAAACAGAAGACCACTTGTTCGTAACGATCTAACCAATCGATTGCTTGAGCTACATATTTCTTAGCTGCTCCAGCTCCGTTAGGTACAGATACGACGGGCCACTTGTTATCCATTGCTTGACTGGTACTAAGAGCGTCGATCTCTCCTTCCACTACAACAACACGACGACCGCCGTCTCGCCACAGGTGCTGACCGTACAGTCCTAGTAGCTCACCTTTGATGTGGAACTTCTTGTTCGGTGTACGAATCTTTTGTCCGCACGTCTTACCGTCTCGTGTTTTATAGTTAGCTATCTGTACAGGCTCACCGTTATATACACCACACCAGTACCCCCACTTCCGACAAGTGTCTTCCGTTAGGTTGCGTCGTGCTATTGCTTCTGGTTCTCCTCTTACATAATCTCTCGGTGTTGGGGAGGTTGATTCATTCTTCATTCGTCCGGCTCCACGGTGATCGTCGCAACTGAAACAATGGGTGCTACCGTCGTCGTTTGTGGAGAGGGCGTCTGAACTTCCGCACTTACTGCATGGTTGATGGGTGGTTGTGAAAGCCATGATTTAGGTATAGTTTTATTTGCATATTGTATGTTTTT